GATATGGTTTTTGGTCTTAGCCATTTTAAGTTCCTTTCGCTGTTGATGTTTGGATATAGAGGTGTTAGAAATGGACTTCTCCTTATGTTGTGACCTAAAGGCCAATGTCATCCCACGTTTCCGTGACTGTGCCTTTAGACCTTTTTGATTTTGGTTCATAGTTTTCTTCTGGTGCTTCAAGAGGTTCCAAGAAATTGTCTTTACATAAATTCATCGACATTGTGTGTTGGTTAACAGCAGGATCAAAATCATGACGTATTGCCTTGATCAAGAATCTTCCTTTGTATAACCTATCAAAGACTTCATTTTGTGTAGTAGTATATGTTCCAGAAAATGGTATATTACATTCAACGATATCACCCGCAGCAATAACAGTTGTACCCAAAACATCAATGTTGACCTGTAACGCAGTGTTCATCATTTGCATGTGAGCATTCCGTATCTGCATTGATTTTTGTGGATTGTGTGGAGTAAATGGGGTTTGAAAAAAATTATCTTGAACACTATTATCAAAATTCTTACCCGTAGTAGGCTGCAAGTATTGTTTTGCTGGATAATCAGCGATATCATCACCCTCTGGGTTGATCGGCAACACATTTGCTAACGGGAAAATAGGTTTGCTCCCAAAACTGTCAACGTGCCTTTCGTTGAAAAAGTTATCAATATAGTTATATGTATAATTCTCATAACTTTTAGAAAAGATGTCATGGACAATCATGTTTGATGCATAAACACCAGCACTGTGATTATAAATTGTATCGGGAGAACTGGATATCGTGTACTCTTCTAGATTCTGTATATTTTTCATAATATCAATAGAACCCTTACCATCAGTTTTTTGTCCAGCTGGGTACTGTGAATAATTTAACACTGGTGTGCTTGAATAAAGGTGACCAAGTGTCCTAAAATTAAATCCACGGAGATTTTCATAAAACAAATAAGTTGGGTCGCTGTGTTTTTTTGACAGGGCTCTACTCTCAGCAATAGTGATCACACTGAAGGGATCAATGTTTGGTGCAATTATTTTTTTTGACTCCGCACTTGGTTCTTTGTAAAATGTTTTATGACTGTCCAAGTCTTTTCTTAACATTCTTTCAACAATGTCTGAATAACTACCCGTGAGGGTCCGATTTACTACAGACCGTTGGTTCATTGCAAATTCTCTAGAGCAGAATGACAATATAGAAACTTGTGAGCCACCGCTAGTAGGTTCTCTCAAGTCCAAAGAGGTAACCATAAATGCATTTTCTGAGTAATCAATGATGCGGTCTGGTTCTCCTACTGTCGGAGTTTTGATTTTGAGTTTAAGATACTCTTGACCAATAATGGGGCCAGTTGATGCTAGACTCATTGCATCCTGTATTACAATTTGTCCCGTCAATGTGTATTGAAAGATATCTTCAAAAAGTGTGAGATTTATAATGGAGGCCTTTAACCCTACAACCCTACCTGTAGAAAGAATAAGGTCCGCTTGAACGAGTTCAAACTCACCACCACGGGCAACCCCTTTAGATAATTCCGCCAATTATTTAATTCCTTATCAAATTTTGAAAATCTTCTATGAACTGCTCTAGATATGCTGGTTCTAACATTCGTATTCTCCTGAGCGTGTCCTGTTTTTCTTCTTCATATTCTCTGTTTGTGATCAGCGTTGCATTAGAAATCGTATCACCATTTTCATCTAGATTGCTAGTACCGATATTGATTTTGACACTGGTATCACCTGATACCTGATTGATCTCGTAGTGATGCACTCCATCCACATTGTCATATCTCTCAGCAAGGTGTGCAAGAAACTGTCGAGTGTTCATGGGCCACTGATGAAATCTGTCCGTGATGTTGTTGACCAACAGAATAATCCAGTGATACTCTGAATCACCATAATACTTGTGTGCAATCATCTCTGGTGTCTCACCATTCCTAACATCATATGTGTCATAGAGTGCGGTGACTGCTCTTGCCTTACTGTGTACTGCCACACGTTTGAGCAGATGCGTAACCACCTTGGGATCAGTATTACCGACAGCATCATAGAAAATTACTGGAAATTGATCGAAATACATTCTAGAACCCGTCCTCTACATTAGCTCTATCCATGATTTCCAGTTCTTGAAAGGACAGTGTAATGGTTGTTTTCTGTGGTGGCGCACCTTTAAGACCAGAATCAGATGGATTATATGTCACAAACTTATCACCACCATAGGCAACGTCCATCGTCTTTAGATAACATTTACCAATCTTGTTGATATATTCATTAGGACCATTTATATGCATGTAATCAATTGAAAACACATCAGGAATGGTCAGTTCTCTTACTGAACCAGAAGTTTTATATGTGGGAGACATACCCACCTTAAACTCTTTTACGATATCATGTACTATTTGTGTTTCCGTGGAATCTTTAGGAATGAATGTGAAAGAAAAAGAAAATGACCTTCTACCAGTACCCTTAAACATCATCTCTGTTCTTGGTGTAATAATTGCACCCCTTTCAATAGCGAACAAATCTTTTGCGCCGGGAACAACTTTGTCAATTGTAGCAATACCCATTTGTTCAAGACCTGTTCCTACCGTGCCACCTGCTTTGTTAGCCATCTCTGAAAATGATGCTCCGTCTTGATAATCCTTAAACAATCCATAGAGTGCTTCACCCATCACACCAATTTCACCATCGCTGTACTCCATATTGTAACTGACGTTGACAGAGGGTGGCATATACAATCCGATAGCGGTTCCAGTTTTTTGAATATTCCTGCGTTGCAATATTAGTGATCTACTTTTACCATTTGGACCAGCACCACCTCGGCCGGTTTTGTTATCTTGTTCGGCATCAATGGCAGCATCTGATTTGGCCTGCGCTCGGGCAGTAGCCTTTTCGTCAAGTTTACCATCCTCTGTTTTAATTTTTGCAACTTTTGGTAATTTTTTATCTGATACTTTCACCTTCGCACCAGATACAGAGTGACGAGCAAATAGTATGTAACTTGCTTGGTGCATGTTAGTACCAACATCAGATGGGTATAGAAGAATTTGTGATGGTTTATTAAAATTAGTTTGTAGAGGACTAGACGCAGAACTAGCGGTTGAACCACCCAACCCTGACCTTAGACTATCGGCAACAGAACTTACTGCTCTCTGTGCGGCACCGGCAGCTGCATTCTTTGCTATGTTTACAAAAGCGTCTCTTAATGCCATGTCTAAATATCCTTATACACTGATGGAACTATTTATAACGAATGTCATACAAAGGTCGATATACGCCGATCAATCCGAAAAAATATAAGGGTGATCCACAGAACATAATTTATCGTTCTCTCTGGGAACGTAAGTTTATGGTATACTGTGACAACAGCACATCCATAATTGAATGGGGTAGTGAAGAGATCATTATACCCTATTTATCACCCAAGGATGGACGTATGCACAGATACTTCCCAGATTTCTACATTAAAGTCAAACAGGCTGATGGTGGAATCAAGAAGATGATTATTGAGGTTAAACCCAAGGTGCAGTGCAAACCACCCAAGGAACCCAAAAGACGCACCAGACGATGGATGAACGAGGTTATAACCTATGGTGTGAATGATGCTAAATGGCGATATGCAACAGAATGGTGTGCAGATAATGGTATGGAGTTCAAGATTTTAACTGAAGATCATCTAGGTATTTCGTATAAATAGATATATGGCAATTAGTAAATACATGCAAGCAGTTAAGGATGAGGCAAAGGGTCGCCCTAAGTCAACTGCATGGTATAGAGAAAAGATCAAAGAATTGGGTACACCAAGTTCACTTGACCTCTTACGGGATGGTAAGAGGAACAACAAGCCGTTCTATGGTAAATTGAATATGTTCATGTATGACCCAAAGTTCAAGAAGACCCTACCGTACTATGACACGTTTCCACTGGTGTTGCCATTAGAGACATATTCAGACGGATTTCTGGGTATCAATTTTCACTACCTACCTATTCCACTGAGGATCAAGTTACTTGACCGTTTGGTGGATTTCTCTAACAACACCGCATTTGATGAGTCTACTCGGCTAATTGTTGACTACCAGAAGTTAAAGGGTGTTCGACTTATCAGGCCAACCATACACAAATATCTTGCTGGACAAACCAAGTCTCAGTTTCGTAGGATTGATGCAGATGAATTTACGATTGCAACTCTACTACCTGTACAGAGGTTCAAGAAGGCATCTGCATCAGAGGTATGGAAAGAATCGAGGGCAATGATCTAATGGCAACGCTTGCAAGTTTTGTAGAATCAACCGCATTTGGGGTACTCAACGATTTCCTGTCTGAGTTCCACAGTGAAAATGGATATGCACTCCCAAGTCGGTATGAGGTCATTATCACATCTCCCGGCGAGGGTAATGCAAGAAAAGTATCTATGCGTTGTGAAGCAATTGATATGCCGGGGCGGGGACTTAATACATCTATGGATGAAAACATATATGGTATCGCACCTGAGATTGTTGATGGTGTAACTTTTGCTGGTGACATTTCAATGACCTTTCAAGCGAGTAGTTATTTG